AGCACGTAATACCACTGGTACTGGTGCAGGAACACACATATTAGCTGGTTCTTATGTAGCTTATAAGAAGTGGTAACACACTTCGGAGAGAGAGCACCTCAGAGTAGGACTCTCTCTTCATTGGCTGATGGCCCTTACGAGGATACCCAGAAGCTGTCTAGACGGTGGGATAGACCACAACAAATAATTCGAAAAAATTTTCTCAACGTTGAGAGTCCGTAAACTATACAACTCTCGTACTAACAATGGCTAATGCCACACAGTCGGTACTCGGTGCCTTGAATAAGGCGGTCTCAAACACCGCTGGTTCTCAAGCGTATGATACCAAGTATGCGACCTATTTGAAGCTGTTCTCAGGTGAGCTATTTAAAGCTTATGAGTCAGCAACTATCGCACGTGAAACCGTGCAGAGACGTACCCTAAAGAACGGCAAATCATTGCAGTTCATTTTCACGGGACGTATGCAAGCTGCTTACCACACTCCAGGTGAGCCAATCCTCGGTTCAGGCGATCCTCCAGTAGCTGAGAAGACCATCCAATGTGATGATCTCCTTATCAGCTCTGCGTTCGTTTATGACCTTGATGAGACACTTGCACATTACTCTTTGAGATCTGAAATCTCG